ATTTAGACAAATGCTACATACCGTTACAGACAAACGGATGTGGGACATGTAAGGTTAAGGAGGATATCCACATGAGTGATGGATTAAACCTAAAGATCAATGTTGACATCATTGATCGCTATTTCAAACTTGACGAGTTTGGTGCTCTCATCCCGACCAGAGATAACCTCCAAATGGAGAAGATTCAAGAGGCAGTGTCTAAGCAGCTCAAGGCGCATACTGGTCTTTATCGCCGTGTGACTGACACATACTACAGAACTGACGTTGAATTCACTGATAATCCTTTTGGAAATACTCCGACCATTGGAGTTGGTCAAAAACGTTATGGAGGGCGTCCTTTAGCGGTGAAATTTGGAGAGAAGATTAACCACTTAAAGGGAAAGAGTCCGCTTCTTCAAAAACGTCTAGAGAAACGTGAAGCAAAAATTGAAGCCGACCAACTGGCTTATATGGCTTTACACTCTACGCTTGAACCAACGGAAAAAGATTCTACCGCGTATGTACAGTGGCTGGTTGAAAAAGAGCAAGTTATGACTGGTGGCGGATTCGATGGAAATAGCATCGGTGAAGTTCAAAAGAGTGCTCTAAAATTCATCCATAAAGGTGCAACAAACGTCGAATTTGGCTCTAATCAGTTCAGTCAACTCGTCGTGGAAGGCTCACTTTGGTTAAAAGATGAACTAAAGAAAGCTGGATTACGCGAAGGATCTCTAACACCTGTTGGGTGTACTGAAGTAAGAATGGAGCAAGACAATGATGGTATGATTGGATGGCCCGTTCTTAGTAAAGGTTGGTCAGATCTCACTACTGACATTGCGTTAAGGCTACTCTTGGAGTCAGGGGTTGACACACGTCCTTTTGTTGGAAGGGGCGTAGTAGATCCACGTACGGGTGAGAATCGGCGATTTAGTGTTGTTAATGCTTTAGCGTATGTACTTGACAACACAATCATAACTGACCCTTCTGAAGTACCCTCAATTGTTATACTTCTTGCTAGAATTCAGAAACACGCATGGAAGCAAGAGGCCGACGGAACTGTGCATCCTAAGAAAAGTAAGACTCGTTCCGTCTACCCTAACTCAGCACGCGCAGGTATGATCGAAGCCATGGTGGGCACACCGCTCATTAAAGAATTGCAAAGACTCAAATTTCGAGGAATACCTAGCCTACTTGATAAACCCAATAGAGTCGAGATTATTAAAGATCTTATCACCAGAGGGCATAGTCAAGGGTATGAATTTCTTCCACTTGATGAATCGCAATATGACGCCACAGTCATAGGCGGTGCATTCGCTACTATGTTGTATTACGCCATACGACCATTCTACAACGCTAAGTATTATGGATGGGTGGATTTTATGATATATTGTTTGGTGTATAAATATCTACTTACAGATACAGCATTAGATAAAATCAGTGATGAAGATTTCAAGTTAGCTTGTGATAGCGCACCTCATTGTGAGGCCGGTCCTTTTACTATTTTTGGTGTGACCGATGGTCTTATTTCAGGCGCCAAGTTAACACACGTTGGTGGCAGTTGTTACGGCTTAGTTACGCTCCATTATGTGGTCCCAAGGTTTTTGGGATACGAACCTCTCATGGGTGTGCAGGGAGGTGACGACTGTGTGCTTGCTTATCCAAAGGACAGAGTAGATCTTAGCTCAGGAGAAAAGACTTATCATCCTCTTGAGGAAGCTTGCGGTAAAGCAGGACTAGACGTCAATAAATTAAAACAAGTGTGGATCGTCGTTAATGACGAAGTTGTTGTTATATTTTTGCAAGATGTATACCACGAATCCAGCGGTACCTGGGGGACAGGCTCAATTTTCCGTCCTCTAGATGCAGTGTTCTTCAGCGAGAGGAACAAGGGTCTTAGTACCGCCGAACAATTTATGGCGGAAATCGCACGAATGAATCAGGGTAGTGACTCTGCGTTCGCTGCGGCTGGAGTTCGCAAGTGGCTTGAAATGGAACAATACATAGGGGTCCTGTTCAAAGATTACGGCGTAAGTGCTTTTTCAGTAATCGTTAAAAGCATAGGCGAAGATGTCGAAGCTATCGCTCAGAGAATTGACGTCGGATCTTTTACTTTTGGAGTATCGAAAGATGATATGCGAAATGGCTCTTTGCCGATACTACCAATCATCGCGCAGGTTGCAAAGGAAATGACTTTCAATGTTGGTAGCGCTGAAGTCCTGAAGGCTTTGGGTGAGAAGCCAGGTGAAGTACAGCTTGATGACACCGAAGGATCTATACACGAAAACGAACCCG